TGCCACACGCCCGAACAAGACCCGCCAATTGTCGTTGCGCAATGTCAACAGCGGTGGGATTCTTATTCTCAAGATTGAGATTATCAAAAATCTTTCGGCCCTTTGAAGGCCCATCAACTATCGATAATTCTAAATGTAGATACCGTCCGTCTCCCGCTTTCGTATTTCTGAATTCGGAGGCATCACAAATGACCGGGTAACTGCCCGGAGGAATTGGAGCAAACGAATTATCCTGCTCCACAACTTGACTACTATCGAACATAAGTTCCATATTATTTACCTGTTTTTACCTGTTTTTTTTGGGCAATAGTGCCATCCGCCCTCGCCGATGCGACTGCGGAGATGAAAGCATCCCACTCTAGTGGGAGACTTTCGGGCAAAGTCATTCGTGACTTCGCCATAAACGTAGGTTGCTCTCCAAAGTGGATTAACCTACGGTTAGTCGTGATCGCTTTATACTCCGGGGTTCCAAACTTATCCCCAATCTTGGAAGTTAATATCTCTGGTGCAACATAACCTAAAACATCCACCCACTCACGGATCAAAGATCGTGAGTGTTTATTAAGCTTCAAGTCGTGACGGTCAAAGCTGTTGTCTACCATCGGGTCTTCAAAACGGACAACCTGAGAGTGGCTGATAAGGACTATGTTCAGTCCCAGTTCACGCAGTTTGTCCATCATGTTTAGAAACTCTGTCCAATACTTCAGGACCATGACGTACCCCTTGCCATATCCGGGTTGTTCGATTGTGGTCCAACCGTTATCTTTACACGCAGCGTTAAATATTTTGCGTTCCAGCCAATCGATCGAATCAACAATCAAAGTGTCAACACCTAGTTCTTTATAGTTCTTAAACGTGTACCGTCCGGCATCCATAACGTCAGCAAAAGATGCATCAACTAGATCGATTGACTTACAATCAATCTCATTCAGTCCACCCTCCATGTCAAAAAACAGTCCATGCTTTGCCCAAGTGGATTTGCCACACCCATCCGATCCGTAGATGCAGATGCGTATCGGCTTTACTTTCTTGCCATTTACTATTGTGAAGTCCATTTTGTATCCTCCACTTGTTCTATTAGAAGTTCCCTTTCCTCACACGCATACGATGGAGGGTCTACTTGGGTGTCTTTATTCTTTTCCTCCACATATAGCGTGGGGATGTGAGAGAGGGAGAGGGTGTGCAGCTTCTCGAACACGATCTTAAACTTTTTATCCTGTTCTACAAACTGCATTTCCATACGCTTTTCCAAAGCAGCTACTTTGGATTTTTGTGTATTACGTTTCCGCTCTTCCTTTGAAGGTTCTTCCCAGACTTCCATCCCGGCAGCAAGCATTGCCTTCCGAGTGTTCTTGATAGTGCTTGGACTTATCCCAAACTCAAGTTCTTTTCCGCAAAGGCGGGCGATCTTCTCCGGCGTTTTCCCATTGAGGATTTCGATATTCTCCCGCAGATATTTATCCAGATGATAACTCTGCGTTTTATTAATTCGTATTTTCTTCATAGTCTCTCCTATTTGACTAATGGGTTTAACTCCGACTGAGTAACTGCGTAACAATTACCGTATCCGAAGTTTTTTATATTACCTTCATGAAGAAGGTCTTCTGCCCAGACTTCTCCAACAACGGAGTAGCTGGGAAATTCGCCAACCACCAGAACATATTTGTCTGGCGGCTTCTTGATCTTCCTAAGAGTGGCGAGTAGGTGTCCATTCCTGTATTTTGTAGACTTAACATCCACTCTTACGCCAAGGCGTGAGACACAGTCGTATGCTGGCATCTCAGGTGGGTCTGTTTCCATGTCTACATATAAATTCATCAGCTTGCAGTAGGCTATTTCCGCAGCCATTCCTTCCAGATCGACAGTCTCATTACTGTCTGAGCCGATCTTTAAATCAACAACGTTGTTGATACGATTAGTTTCGTAGCGAGATTTTGCTAGGAACTTAGCGAGCCGCTGCTCGTTTTCATTCAAACTAATTTCGTGCATTAAATCACTCTGAATGTGCGAGAGGATGAAACTTTGTCGTACTTAGATGTATCTTCGTACTTCGATAATGCTGCTTCCATAGCTTTGTTATCTTTGCCATTTCTGGAAGAGTTTTTCCAAGTGACAAGATTATCTCCTGTTGAATTAACTAACTGCGTGTGATCCTTCATATGCGACATCAGTTCCGTGGCCATACGCTCCCGCTCCGCCTTCTTGTCTTTCGCTTCCTTATCCATTTTCTTGATAGCAGCATGAAGCTGCGTAGTGAAGGGGGTTGCAAGCAAAGCGGCATCGGCAGTCCCTTCTGGGAACTGTAGCAACGCCTCCTCACTGCTCTGTGGAGGGGGTGTCTCCCCGCCAATCACATAGTCATACCAGAACTTTTTCTCCGCTTGAATCAATTCCTTGATGCGTGTTTCGTTGCGTTCTATTTCGTAGATACGCATCTTATTTCCACCAATTAGCACGGCGCAATATGCTTTCTCGTATCCGCTGATGTATAGATAGTGGAGGATTTGATAGTAGTACGAGGGAGGAATCTCCTCAGTAAATTCCCTACCCCAAGCTTTGTTATTAAACTCTGAAGTAGTCTTAACTTCCAGCAGCCAAGGCTTGCCAACTATCTTTGCATCCAAATGTCCGTGAGCAATTGGCCATTCTTTTGAACGGAATGTGCGGTTGAGCATTTGAATTTTAAGTCCCATCCGCTTTGCGAACTGATCAGCTACAGTTCTTTCATGTGCCATACCCCAAAGCACCACTTCCTTGCCGGAGATGTCTTCCGATGGAATATCCCCCCGCTTAACTGCTACTCTGTTAGTTGCATTTTCAAAAGTGTTCACTCCCATACAAATCCCTGCATCACTCCCGGTCATTCCTGACTGTCTCAGTGCCTGATTCTGTTCTGGCTTCATTTGTCTCTCCCCAAGAGTTGCTTGACATAGGAAAAGAAGGCTCTCCGTGCAGCCTTATTCCTCCCATTCTTTGCTTGCCGAATTGATGCAAGCAGTTCGTAATTCTTCCGCTCTTCTGCGGCCCTATCCATAGTCATTCCCATATTTTTCCCTTCTCCGTAAGGTTATAATTTAAATGCCGCCCCAGAGAATTAGACATTTCCTGCCTAATTCTTAAAGCCTCCTTGCCTTTGGCGATCCTTACACCCCGCATTCTCGCAGCGGCGTGATGTTCATCGGCACTGAGCCGATGGCTCCCTTCGACTAACATATCTACTAACTCCATTTGTTACCTAACTTGATCATTGGCTTTTCACTCCAGAACTTCTTAGCGACTATCTCGCAGATAGTCTTGTCTTCTGGTTTTAAAATATCCCCTATTGATTTTATGCAGTTATCCAAGTCAGGCTTGCTCTGGTGGCTGCGGCCTAACATTTCTTTTTTCTTTTTCTTGCTCCAACTCTTAGGCATAGCGATATGGAATTCCATGTGTACCTCATCACCCAATTCAAACCCCTTCTCAGCGGCGGCAGCTTTTAAGTCATCTGAAAAGGCCCAGTAGCGAACACAGCATTTACGTTTAGCCCATCTATCCCTAACCGTCATACGAGGCTTCGGAACTACTGCTAGTTCGCAAACAAAAAGGGCGTGGTTATAATTCATCAGCTTCCGATGCTGCGATATCATCCATGATATCAAGTTCATAACCATGCCCGTAAGCTGTGTCCCTCGCCCAAGCAACCTGATTACCGATATTGTTGAGTTGGAAAGGTACGTTTACAGACGGTGTACGTCCGTCTAGTTGCGGGGTGAGGACTGTAACTGTACCGCCCGAATTTAAATAATCTGCAATCTTTTTTTTGTGCGGAGAAGTGTCGATAGATGTGACTGTGGCTACCTCTCCTGTCTTAGTCTCAGTTGCGTGCGGGGAAACCCACCACTTAGGGGGTTTTGTAGGAGGGGAAGATAACGCTCTGACCTTTGCCCTGTTTTCTCTCGACTTTACTAGCGTGTATTCTGCTCGACACCGGGCGTTACAGCATTCATGCTGAATAGTGCGGGGAGTGAATTCGGTCTTGCAGGATATGCAAATTCGTGGTGGCTTTTTTGGGTGAGTTGCAGCGTAATGCGCTTTCTCAAAATCTTTACGCTGACTTTCATAGCAAGCACGGCCACAGTAGCGTGATTGTAGTCCTGTCAGCAACTCTCCACAGCCGCAGTACTTCTTTATCTTTTGGAAGACTCCGTCCACCATTCTCCTTGGCATTAGCAATCCCCTGCCAGTTTCCTTTGTATTAATTTCTGCCTCTCAGCGACTAACTGCCGTGCCGCAGTTTTAATTCGCAGAGTCAGCGCATCATTCAACGCTCTGCTGACCGTTGACACAGACTGCTGAGTCTGTGTGGCCACATCCTGTAAAGTGACCCCAGCGAGGCGCATAAGTTGTTTTTCAGTTACTTCCATACTCCCCCTTTTGATAAAAAGAATTGACAAGATATTTAATTTAGCAAGGAATAATCTGTTTGTCAACTCTTTTTTAAATTACTTTTTCTTGTAAGTCTTTTCGTACCACTTTATTCCGGTATTCCACGTTTTCTTCTCGCCTTGACTTAGAGTTTTCTGAAAATCCTTCCATGTTCCTGCGGGAATTCTCGATAACGGATTCGCTCGCTTGATACTTCGTTCAATATTCTTCAGAGTCTTCTTCGGAACTTTCCCGTCTTTAGTTACTCCCCCGGAAAGATTGATATACTTAACGTAATATTTCCAAGCAGCCTCCATGTCCTGATACTTCATGGCCTGTTTGTAGTAGTATAAAGCATTCGATTTCGTGGTTGGACTGAAGCTTCCGACATCATCCTTACCAAGTTTGTCCCTCCATTTACGCACCTTCTCCCAATTTTTGTAATACGCAGATTCTCCGGGGTCAGTTGAGGAGATTAGCAGCTTACTCCATTCGCCAAAACCTTTGTTGGGTTTGCCCGCCAGTTGTTTGTAGACAGTTCCGAGGCTGAATGCATTCGCTATATGTTCAAATCTGTCACGGATTGGCCGGGGGTTAAGGAAGTCAGGCCAGTAGGATTCCCCGGATAGAAACTCAGCAGGGACTTTATACAGTGGACTTAGTCCTGCTGCCAGTTTTAGTGCCGGAGCCTTTGCCATTTCCTTCATTTGATCAATTACAGACTTCTCCCCTTTTGCAAGATCTACAAGGTCACTTGGTAAATCATGTAGAGATGCCCAAGACACAAAGTCTGAAAACGCACCTTGGAATCGCAGGGTTGTTATCTCTCCGTCCCAAGTGCCGAGGATGATGTGTAACTGCTGTCGCTCAAACTCCGACAGTTTCTCTTCTTCATCTGGAAAGAAGGCGGCGTTGTATGCAGAAACAAAGGTTGAAAAGATGGCCATTCTCGCCGTGACCCCCACTAATTTTGTCCCTGTTTGTTTTGCAACTACTTTTGCTAACTGCGCTTTAATATCGTTCCCCTCATCTTTTGAATTCTTCACCAAGCGAATATACCTTGGAGCATTAATCTCCATCCAACTGTAGAAGGGCATCAGGTGTGACCTGATTGCTCGCCCCGCATGAGAGATATTCCCGTAATCGCCGATTAATTCCCGTGCCAGTTTTGCCGCCTTCTGATCTGGGTCTGTGATCTGGTCTATCTCAGATTGTTTTGATGCAGCATAGATTTTCTTGTCTGGGTTATCTTTGATTTTCTTTTTAAAGTATCTCCAAGCGGTTAAGCGTATAATGTTTTCCCGGTAAGTTGTCCACTCACGAAAATTCTTTGGAATATTTTTACCAGCCTGTGTCAATTTCTCCAGATTGTTTGATGGCTTTGGATCAAATAATCCCTCATACATTTTGCTGAAATCATCAACTTCAGTGATGACAAAGCCAGAGTCGATAATCCCCCATCTTCGTGCCTCATTTAATTCTTCAGAGGCTTTACTATTCGGATTCTTTCTATCTAGTAATAAATCTTTGATAGATTTTTTCATACCAAGAATCATCTTGGGGTCATAGGCCAGTGCAATATCCAAGTCACCTGACATATTGTTTAGATTATACCGCAGAATCCTGAACGGATTCAGTAGTGTCCAAACTTTCCATGCTCTTATTCCTTTGCGGGACCATGAGAAGGGCCACGCTTCATTCTCATTCTTTGTTGGAGTGTTTAAAGTCTCCGCCAGTTCAGCCGGGATAACCCATTTTTCCTTTGCACCTTTTGCAAAAACTTTTTGTACCTTCGTGACTTCCGCACCGCCGTCTTCTAGTATTTGCTGTGCGACTTTATCTGCGACTGAGTAAGTCTGGTAGAAAACCCCCTTATCATTTGGTTCCCAAACGACGTACCCGTCAAATTCTTCTGACTGTTTTAACGTCTGCTCTAGCGATAGTTCATTCTCTTTTTTATCTGTTCTTTTCGCATTCAACTCTGTGCGTAATTTCCGGGCAGCAGATGACTTATCATTTGCTATCTTAATCTTATTTAGGAGTCGCTTCGCTTCTAGCTGCTGACGGGACTGAGACAATACCTCAAATTCTGCATCTAAGTACTTGGTATTGTAATCTTTTGTTGACCCAGTTCTGGACTTCTGCCAGCCCTTTTTAGTTTCACGAATCCCCGGTTTCTGAACAGATGAAGTGTACCCGGCATCTTCCATGTTGAGATATTCTAAAACTTGGTGATGGAAGTAGCGGTCATCGTTTGCCAGTTCTTTACGCAGTAGTCCTTCCGCCACTAGTTCTTCACGCAAGTTCTTCATAAACTCTGTGCGTTTTTTGATGGATGCATTTATATCTACATCTGTGGAGGGGTCCGCACCAACCTTTTCCGCTTGATCCTGAAAATTATCTAAGTCTACTTTGACATCCTTAACACTCTTGTACCCAAACGGTAGTCCCACTTTAGCATCAAGCAGTCCTGACTTAATATCCTTTAGCATATCTGGAAGGATCATATTCATGGAGAGTATCAGTTGCTCCTTGTC